CTTTATTTAATCTTACCAAGATATATGAGCAGATAGATTACAACGAAGAAATGTCTCATAAAAATTTAGTTACTCAAGGTAATTTTCAATGGGAAAATGGTATTAAAGATACTAGAGTTATATTCATGCCTAACAAAAACGGTAGATTTTATATATCTTGGATACCAAATATAAACTTACAAAATAGAAACATAATTAAAAATGGTATTAAATATCCAGGCAACGAACACTTGGGTGCTTTTGGTTGTGATAGTTATGATATATCAGGTACAGTTGACGGTAAAGGATCTAACGGATCTTTACATGGTTTAACTAAATTTAGCATGGAAGACGCTCCACCTGATCATTTTTTCTTAGAGTATATCGCTCGTCCACAAACCGCAGAAATATTTTTTGAAGATGTATTAATGGCTTGTGCTTTTTATGGCATGCCAATATTATGTGAAAATAATAAACCAAGATTATTATATCACTTTAAAAGAAGAGGTTATAGAGGTTTTGCAATGAACAGACCAGATAAAAAGTATAATAAATTATCTGTAACAGAAAGAGAAATAGGTGGAATACCTAATTCAAGTGAAGACATAAAACAAGCTCACGCAGCAGCTATTGAAACATATATAGAAGATGCTATTGGCTTTTTAGGCGAAAACTATGGAGATTTATATTTTCAAAGAACTTTAGAAGATTGGGCTCAGTTTGATATAAACAATAGAACAAAGCATGATGCTTCTATTAGCTCTGGACTTGCTATAATGGCTTGTAACAAGAATAGATATGCACCAGTTAATATAACTGTTAGAGAAAAGATAAATTTAGGTTTTAAAAAATACGACAACAAAGGCTCGGTTTCAAAAATAATAAAATAAATGAATACATACACAAATAAAAATAGTGCTTTTCCTAGCCAAGTCGTTAGTGATGAAGAAAAAAATTCATTAGAATATGGAACTAGAGTTGCGCAAGCTATACAAGGTGAATGGTGGACACAAGGAGGAGAAGGTAATAGATTTGCTAGTTCTTTTAATAGATTCCATAGTTTAAGATTGTATGCTAGAGGAGAACAACCTGTTCAAAAATATAAAGACGAATTATCTATTAACGGTGATATGTCTTATCTTAATTTAGATTGGAAACCAGTTGCGGTTGTTTCTAAGTTTGTAGATATAGTAGTTAATGGTATGTCACAGAAGGATTACAAAATAAAAGCTTACGCTCAAGATCCTTCGTCTATGAAGCAAAGAACTAAATACGCTCAGTCTTTATTAAAAGACATGAAGGCAAAACCGTTTACAGATGCTGTTAAAGAACAATTAGGGTTTGATTTAACTGAAAATGATCCAGCTGTAATACCTGAAAGCCAAGAAGAACTGGATTTACACATGCAGTTAACTTACAAGCAGTCAGTAGAAATTGCAGAAGAGGAAGTAATAAATAATGTATTAGATAGAAATAAATTTGATGTATTAAAAAGAAGATTTAATTATGATTTAACTGTGCTAGGTATTGGAGCAGTTAAAACTAATTGGAATAAAGCAAATGGTATAAAACTAGAATATGTAGACCCATCTAAATTAATATATTCTTACACAGATGATCCAAACTTTGAAGATATATATTATGTTGGCGAAGTTAAGTCTTTAACAATACCTGAAATTAAAAAACAATTTCCAAACTTAACATCTGAGCAATTAGAAAAAATACAAGACCAAGGAAGTAGCAATAGATCACAAACTTTTGGATGGCAAACTTACGATAGAAACACTATACAAATTTTATTTTTTGAATACAAAACTTACAATGATCAAGTTTTTAAAATAAAAAAGACTGAACAAGGTTTATTAAAAGCTTTAGAAAAACCAAGCACTTTTAATCCACCAGAAAATGATGGATTTGAAAGAGTATCTAGAACTATAGAAGTTTTATACAAAGGAGCTAAAGTTTTAGGCAACAATGAAATGCTACAGTGGGAATTAGCAGAGAACATGACAAGACCTACTGCTGATACTACAAAAGTAGAAATGAGTTACAGCATATGTGCTCCTAGAATGTATTTAGGTAAGGTAGATTCATTAGTTAGCAAGATAACAGGTTTTGCTGATATGATTCAATTAACACATCTTAAACTACAACAAGTTATGTCTAGAATAGTACCAGATGGTGTATTTTTGGATATGGATGGATTAGCAGAAGTTGACTTAGGTAATGGTACAAATTATAATCCAGCTGAGGCTTTGAATATGTATTTTCAAACAGGTTCTATAGTTGGTAGATCACTTACTCAAGAAGGTGATATGAACAGAGGTAAAGTACCTATACAAGAATTAAGTAGTTCTAGTGGTCAAGCTAAAATTCAAAGTTTAATACAAACTTATCAATATTATTTACAAATGATAAGAGATGTAACTGGACTTAACGAAGCTAGAGATGGTAGTGCTCCAGATAAAGACGCTTTAGTTGGTTTGCAAAAAATGGCAGCCAACGCATCTAACATAGCTACAAGACATATACTGGATGCTAGTTTATGGTTAACACTTAGAACATGTGAAAACATTTCTTTAAAAGTTGCAGACTCAATACAATATCCTTTAACTTTAAACTCATTACTTAATAGTATATCAGTATATAATACTGAAACATTAAAAGAAATAAGCAATTTAAATCTTCATGATTTTGGTATATATCTAGAATTAGAACCTGAAGAAGAAGAAAAACAAATGCTAGAGCAAAACATACAAGTTGCTTTGCAATCAGGCGGTATTGATTTAGAAGATGCTATTGACTTACGTCAAATAAGAAATCTTCAACTAGCTAATGATATGCTAAAAATAAAGCGCAAGAAAAAACAAGAAGAAGATAGAGCGCAACAACAGCAAATGATTAAATCACAGGCTAACGCTAATGCTGAAACTGCCGAAAGAGCTGCTATGGCTGAAGTTCAAAAAAATCAAGCTTTAACAGAGCAAGAAGTAAACATACAGCAATCTAAGTCTCAAATGGAAATGCAAAGAATGCAAATGGCATCTCAAATCAAACAACAAGAGATGGAGATTAAATTTGGCTATGATTTACAATTAGCTAATGTTCAGTTAAGCGCAGTTAAAGAAAAAGAGCAGTTTATTGAGGATAGAAAAGACAAACGTACTCAAATACAAGCTACACAACAAAGTGAAATGATTAGTCAAAGACAAAATGATTCTATGGCTAAGAATTTTGAATCAAGCCCTACTATGGGTGGATTTGGCGCGCAAGAATTAGCGCCTCAATAATTTTATTAATAATTATATAATATTTTATCATGTCAGAATTAAAAGAAGAAGTACAAAAAGAAGGTGACTTTAAAATTAAATCAGCCAAAAAAACTAAACCTAAGCAATTAGTGCCAGATTCAACTGCTGTTCCAAAAATGGATTTATCTAAACCAGTTAAAGCAGAGGAAAAAGCTGAAGTCCCTAAGTTAGATTTAACTAAAAAAACAGAAGACGATGCCATTCAAATCGGAGAAACAGAAAAAGTGGTTGTGGGCGAACAAACCGGAGATAGCGCTAAGGTGGACAAACAAATACCAGAGCCCATCAAAGCTACTGAAAATGAGTCGCCGATTCAAGAAATAACAAAAGAAGAAGTAAAACAAGTAACTAGTGAAGTTAAAGAAGCTTTACGTGATGAGAAAGTTTTAGGTAAAAAATTACCAGAAAATATTGAAAAACTAGTTAGCTTCATGGAAGAAACTGGTGGAAACATAGAAGACTACGCAAGATTAAACGCAGACTATTCTAATGTAGATAATAATGTTCTGTTAAAAGAATATTATAAAAAAGCAAAACCTCATTTAAACGAGGAAGAGATTGACTTTATCATGGAAGATAATTTTCATTTTGATGATGAGGTAGATGAGGAGCGAGACATCCGAAAAAAGAAACTCGCAAAAAAAGAAGAAGTTGCAAAAGCTAAAGACTATTTAGAGGACTTGAAAACTAAATATTACGACGAGATCAAGATGAGACCGGGCGTAAATCAAGAACAAAAAAAAGCCGTTGACTTTTTCAACCGATATAATGACGAGCAAGAAGAAGCAAGGCAGAAACATGACAGGTTTTTAAACGAGACTAAACAAATTTTTACTAATGAATTCAAAGGTTTTGATTTCGAAGTTGGTGAAAAAAAGTATAGATATGGTGTTAAAAATCCAGCTAAAACTGCTGAAAATCAATCAGATATTAACAACTTTGTTGGGAAGTTCCTAGACGCAGAAGGTAATGTTAGTGATCCTAAAGGTTATCACAAAGCTCTTTACGCCGCTCAAAACGTAGACAATATAGTAAATCATTTTTATGAACAAGGTAAAGCTGATGGTGTTAAAACCGTAGTTGAATCTTCTAAAAATCCTACTAGTGATGTAAGAAAAACATCAACAGGGGAAATGTTTATAGACGGGTTTAAAATAAAATCTTTATCCGGCGGTGTTAGTAGCTCTAAGTTAAAAATTAAACGAAGATAATTAACATTTAAAATTAAAAACAAAAATTATGGGAACATTAAGTCCGCAATTTGGCACGTTACAACCCTCACAAACTCAACAATTAACAACAGGAAATTACTTACAGTGGACCAACAATGGTGGTGGAGCTGGAGTACCTGGAAATTTTGTTGATTTTGCTCAACAATATTTACCTGAAGTTTACGAAGCTGAAGTAGAGAGATATGGAAATAGAACTCTATCTGGTTTTTTAGGAATGGTTGGAGCTGAGATGCCAATGACATCTGATCAAGTAATTTGGTCTGAACAAAATAGATTACATATCGCATACGATGGCTGTTCATTAGCTATTGGTGGTATATTATTAAACATTAACCCTGCTGCTACAGTCGGTGTTACAAATACAATTTTTCCTAACATGACAGTAGTTGTTATGGATCCTGCAAATCCTGCTGGAGCTGTTCACTGTTTTGTTGGTAGATCTGGAGCTACGGTTGCTGGAGCTGCTGCTATTGGAGCAAACGTAGTGGAATTATTTCCATACGATGCTGCTTTTGCAAGTGGAGCTGCTGCTAATGTTGCTGCTATCACAGGATTAAAATGCTTTGTATATGGTTCTGAATTTGCTAAAGGTTCTGGATTAGCTGCTGCACAAGGTGGTAATGGTGGTGTTGTACAAGAAAGTATTACTCCATCTTTCACACAGTTTTCAAACTCTCCAATCATTATTAGAGATAGATATGCTATATCTGGATCTGATACTGCACAAATTGGATGGATTGAAGTTGCAACTGAAGACGGTCAAGGAGGATACTTATGGTATCTAAAAGCTGAGTCTGAAACTAGATTACGTTTTGAAGATTACTTAGAAATGAGTATGATTGAAGGTGAATTAGCTCAGGTACTTGGT